TTTTCCTGTGTAATATCTTTCCGTGTCTTTTGCAATTTAACAAGATCTTGTGACATCTCACTCGTATGTTTTATCATTGTAGACAAAACTTCAAAAGCTCTAGGATGCTCTGAATCTGAAGCAAGTGCCATCATGTGATTTATAGCTTCACAAGATTGATCGATTAAAGACTTCATCTTGTCTCGAGAATACTCGATATCAGTCTCTGTGTCGTTTACTATTTGAGAACTAGAAACTTCTATTTGTGGTATTTCCGTTATTTCGAGCTTTTCTTCAGCGTCTTCACTATTTTCATCTTCACGATCCATGATCAAAACCAAATGTGGTTGTTATAGTATCAGTGTCGTCCAAAGGAGCACTGTCACTGTTTGCTACTGCAACCCGAATATTTTCATTATTAACACCATACGGATTAGTTGTTTTTAAAGCAGTGTTGACATCATCAAATAAGAATGTATCGACAGTTCTTATTAGTCCCTGTTTATTAACTCCGCCAGCAAACTTTACTTTCATGCTAAAATCAAGAGTGTATAAGATAGTTCTCCTAGTTTCAAAATCACCTTCGTAATCATCGTTAAGAGAAAGAGAGTTCAATATAATAGGAACATCAGTCGTTGTGTTAGCTCCTTCAAGGTCTTTTATGCTTACAGTATATTCGGGAGAAAAAGTAGGTAAAATTTGTTCTACTATTTGTAATGCTTCATCTTGATTAAGGGCATATACATTTAGTTGCATTCCTATAATATAAGGAACACTTTGATATAGTGTATTAACATTATTCTTATCTCCTTCAATAGGAATAAACTTTTTATTAAAGCGGCTTAACTTACTTTCGTTATCATACTCCATCGAAGTTATTTCAAAACTTATTCGCGGGAGTTTAATCGCTATTGTTTCTGCGGTTGAACCTGATGTATCAGATTGAATGCGAGCCAAAAACTTTTTCCTTGGTCCGTATGCGACAGGAACTTTTTCTTCTGTAGCTCCTGGCCTTAAAATTTTAATGTTATTAAACAGAGTGCCAAAGACAGCCACGGACTTGCGTACTGTTTTATTGTAAAAGTGTGTTCCGCTTAACATATCTTAGGTTATTATATTTGGCATTCCAAATGGATTGCTCTTAGTAAAATCAATAAATGAATTGCCTTCTGTTTCAAAATCTGTATTGTCCGCGTAAGGATCATTGTCATCAATTGTGCTAAAAGAATCAATTGATGTAATTGCATAAGAAGGATTAGGCGAGTTTTCTGATCCTGTCACGTTTCCCCAGCTTCCTGCAGTCTTAACAAATCCCTTATTGCTATTGTCACTAGCCCTTTGATTAACAACATCAATATAGTTAGTTCCAACAGCAGCAACTTCTCCAGTAATCGTAGTTGTGCTGTCAGTTTGTTTAGCATCTTCACCAACAGCAAATGTACCACTACCACTTCCTAAGTTCAAGCGTGTGCGTGTTGCGAAATTCAACTCAAATTTATCTACCTCTGCAACTCCAGTATCAATCTCTTGGTTGTTGTACTCAAACTGCTGACAAGAAAGTTTAAACGTAGGAATGTTTTGTAGCTGATAAAAAGGAGTCTCATCTTCAACATAATTAATCTCGAATAAACCATTAACAAGAGGAAAGAATATCAAATCTCCTTCTTGAGGCCGAACCTCTACAGGATCTTGGAAACGCGAAACTAACTGTTGCCATCTCCTATCTGATACAATAAGATTTACACTATCCCTTATTTCTACACCAAACTTTGAAAGAAGATCACCTTCTCCACCAAAGCCATCAGTGTTTTCAACGTACATTTCAATCTGAAACGCTTCACCAAATTTAGACAACGCATCTTCGTTAAATATAGAATCTGTGTTTACAATACTCCTAGGAATATAGAAAACGTCATGACCATAAATCTTAAGAGCCTCTATAGTAATGTCTTCATAGAGCCTCTGTTCAGAAGTTGCTCCTTGACTAAAATATACATTCCTTGGCATCTTATCCTATAAAATCTAGTGGTGGTAATTCGTGTTCAAGACGAATCTTTTCTTCAAGCTTTTCGAGATCAGTAATAGCATCATCGTAAATAGCACGGCCATTCATCGTAACACCACCTGGCAAAACCATACCTTCAAATTTAATAAGGTTTAATCCCCATTGCCGTTTAACAAGAGCAGTCGCATACTTTTTAAGAAACATGTCGTTGTATACTCCAACAAATGTTTCTGGATCGACTGAACTATATCCATCAAACACAACATAATTTCCTACTCCAAGATCTTTTAGCGTATCTGTATGAAAGTTTACTCTGCTTTTATGCCGACTATATTGGATCATTTCGTAAACACCATTAACGTTTCGATCGATTAACGAAAGATACTGTTTAGTTAACTCATAGTTAACAATACCACCAAATGAACCATTCATATCTAATATGTCATTCATATGCAACTGGTAGTCAACAGAAAAAAGGGATGTTCCAGAATTACTATTGCTTATATTAAATACATTATTAATCGACAAGATATTTGCTCCAGCTGCCAGAGAAATATACCCATTATCGATATCAGTTTGAGTCACTTGATGCTTAAGAAGATTACGCACTACTGCATCGCTATGAAATTCCTGATAAAATTGAATTGCTTCATCAACGCGATCTTCAATTTGATCATCATCAACGTTGATTTCGATAACAGGATGGCCTAATGCCCTCAAGCAATAATCGATAAGTTTTTGTCTTGTATTTGGTATAGCCATATAGTCTATTTATACTATTTTAAGAATAGCGATTGACAAAACATTAAGTGTTTATTCTGAAACACCCCTTAACTATAATAGGTTATTTCTTAGTCTCTTCTTCCTCTTCAACAGGAGTCAATTGGTCTTTAGCTTGCTCTTGAAGCTTATTGACAATAACAGTAGCGGCTTCAGCAACCTTAAGGCCTTGTGATTTAACTGCTAAGTCGATAAGATGAAAAAGCGCCTGCACCTCGTTTTCCTGTAATGATAGTTTAATTTCATTCATAATTTTTAATAGTGTTTTAATTATATAACACACGTCATGTGCTGTTCAGAATTTATTTATATAATTCTTATTCCTCAGATTCTTCTTCAGAAGTCTCTTCAGCGGCAGCTCCTTCAACCTCTCTCGCCTCAACTTCAGGGACAGTTTCAATCCAAGTCTTTAATGGAGAAACAGCAGAAACAATAGCCTCCATAGCTTTAGCTACTTCAGGAACATCGTTAACACACTTCCAAAAGGTTTTCTCTTGGTTGTGCATACCATCAACATTTAAATACTCAACCCCTTCATTATCCAAACTTAAATGAATAGCCTCTGCCCCTTCTGTGTCATCATAAGGAACCAACTCAATATGTATTTGACCACCATTATTGCCTTCAGCGTCCAGCTGTGGGCAGTGGATATTAATATTACGAACCCAGACGGAATCAAAAGTTTTTTGAGAAATCGCTGGGACTGTGAATGAAGATGAACGTGAAATAGCCATATTTTTATTTATATGATATAATACACTTTGTTTATGAAAATTCCATTTTTTTATTGATTTTCATTTTGTATTGGCATAATTTTATCTATTTAATTTTATTCAAATTCTTCTGAGTTTCCATCCCCTCCTTCGAATTCTCCAGTATCATCAATCTCTACTTCTAATTTATCTATATCTTTACGCTCTCCGTAAACTACATAAAAATAATTAAGAGCCGTTTCTGTATTCGATCCTACAGTAACTTCCCCATCATCAGCGATATCTTCGACATAAAGATCTTGATTTGGACCTATAGCTGTGAGTTCTACTGTCATTGAATCGAGATCAACTAAACCACCCCAATAATCAGGCATTTCAATTGTATTTGATTGGCTTCTTCCTCTAAAGTAAACCGCAACTTCTGGACCCTCAATACATGAGTGAACTAATCTTTTCCCTTCTTTCGTCGGGTGAGGTATGGAGAAGTTTTTAGAGGTTCCTGTAATAGTTCCACCAACTGTGAGGTTCG